TGTGGTGGAGGCAACATATCCATCGGTATCGACCTCGATGTCAACCGTCAGATTGCCCGAAGAGTCGATGGAAGCGGAGTCGATGTACGGGTTGGAAGCACTCTGAATCGTTGCCGAATCCGACCCCGAAACAGTAATCGTCCCCGCCGTGCCTGAAGCAACATACCCCGCCGAAACCGTAGGCGTGATGCTCTGCGTTTTCGAGACAGATGCGGAAACGGAATTGCCCGAAATCGTAATGGTCGGGTTAGCCGTGATGGTCGTGGCGGGAGTTGTCGCTGATCCGGCAGAGACGGCATTGACAGTCACATTGACTTGGTCGAGTCCGTCATATCCGGCATCGGGCGTGACTGTGTCCGTCTGTTGCGATGCGGACGGAGTGTAGGTAACGGACTTCGTCTGAAGGGTTGCACCGCCACCACCGCCGTTGTCGGTAACAACGACATTCGCTTCCATATACTTGCCCGCCGTCAGGAGGGTCTTCGTGTTGTTGGAAGCCGTAGCAATCGTATTGCCTTTGTATTTGATGGTAGCCGACATCAGCTCACCTCTCCGTCATAAACTATCTGAACATCCGCGCCGTAGATCGGCAAGGTGGCAAGGGTCAGGTAGCCCACATCATTGTTCAACTCGGATATGTTCGTCACCTTCGAAGTCCTTGCGTTTACATCGGTGTAGTCACCGCCTGACACATATCCGCTTCGGTCTTCCGATCCTTTCGCCTCATACTCCGCAGAGGTCTTGCCGTTCCAAGTGATTCTCTGCGCCATCAACGGCACTACCCACTTCCCTTCGGACGGCGTGATGGTGATGATGTCGAGAGCGTAGTCGGTGATAGTCCTTCCGAAGTAGTCCGCAATCTCCACCTCGTCTCCGTAGGAAACCTCTACTGTAATGAGGTCGCCGACCTGGAACGATGGGTCTGCCTCAAGAAGGGAGAAGGTCATCGGCTGATACTGCGGAATCTGACGGACATACCCGAACAAGGTGTTATTCGCCCTTGTCACGAACGGATTTCCGTCATAGGTGTAGCAGTACTCGCCGACAGACGGATACATCGTGGTATCTCCGTCAAGGCTCTTAACCGACACCCTATCGACCGCATGGCTGATGTACTCCTGAATCTCAAGCGAGGCTGCTGCGATCCGAGTTGCGCCAATCGGGTAGTCCTTCGTTGCTGTCTGCGAGAACGGAGTGTAGGCGTAGAAGTTACTCGTGCCAGTCCGAAGCCGTCCGTTGCACCCGACCGCCTCAAGCAAGTAAGAGGCAAGCTTCCGGCAAGTGTAGGAGTTTTTCGCAAGCTCCGATGGCGTGACCACAATGCTCTGCAAGCGGTCTTGGATGCATCCCTCTGTCAGATACAGAGACATTCCGCATCCGCTCACAAGAGCTGTCAGAAGCGCATAGCCGTCCGCTGCGTTGGTGGAAGCAAGGATGCTCGATGCATCGACATCCATCTCATGGATCGGATCGAACGCATCGGAGATGTTGACAGTCTGCCCCATCGTCTTGTTCGGCTTGTCCACACGGAAATGCCCCATAGAGCAGAGCCGATAGGAATCCGAGTATTCGTGGTGGACATCCACATAGAACCGAGACCCGGGCTCGATGTCCACGAAATGCCCGTCAGCGAACTTGCGGATGAACATATCCGTGATGTAGTCGCCTTGCGGAGTGTCCGACACCGCCTTTACAGTTCCGTCCGTTGCGTTGTAGACATAGCAGACGGGCGCATCATTCTCGATGATGAAGTAGTAGAAGTCGCCGTCTCCGGCAGTAAATGCGCCAGTACAGTTCCCGCTTCCATCGATCAGAGTGTTGTCCTTGTAGAAGCCCGTAGTCTTGCATTCGTACAGACCGCTCCAGTCCTGATCCTCGCCGACATAGTCGAGAGCAACATTGACTCCGCTCCCGAAGGTCAGATCGCTATGCGTGAATAACGCCCCGATGTATGCGTGAAGCCATCCGTAACTGTGTCCGTTCAGATGCCCGTCAAGGTTCATCAGGGCAACGGACATAGTGCGTGACGGGATGCATCCGAGTCCGTAGTTGTCTCCGCTCGTCAGCTCGTCCGTGAATGTCGCTCCGTCAACTGTCATGTCCCCGTCCGAGGACAAGTAGTAGTTGAAGTAGGGCAAGCCATCGGACGAACATTCGACCAGGAGCAGAATCTGCTCGGTCAAGCCGTCCGTTACAAGGCTATGGAATGTGGAATGAACATTATCCATTAGTACTCGATGAACTGAAGTTCGAACTCGTTATAGAGGATGGTCTTCTTTGTTTCATTCACCGACCGAATCTTGAATGTCAGGTCGGGGATGTAGAATGTTCCCGTGCGGTAGTCGTGGATCTCGTCATTCCAGTAGTACAAGTTGATGGTCTTGCTATGGGTGTCCGACATATTCGCACGGAGAAGGTCGAGCAGAGTATCGTGTTCGGCGTTCGTCAGATGCGGAACTGTGAACTTGATGACCGTTGCCGTGTGCCGAAGGACATTCCTATGCAGAACGCCCGTAAGGTCGCGGGTCGAATCGAGATCCAACCTCTGTGCGGGTTCGCATGAGTAGGTGTCGTAACGGATGTACTTGTTCGGAAGCCATGTTCCGCTCGAACCGCCGAGTTTTACAAGTTTGCCTTGAAACGCCATTAGCCAGTCACCCCCGCATAAAGCCTCTGCGATTGATTGACCACCCTACCGAGAGATGCGCTTGGCGAGATGGTGAGGTTCTGCGACCGCACCGCTGCGATGAGCTGACGGAGAAGCGCAGCCTCTTGCGATCCCGTGTTGTACACCGCATCCGCGATGCCAGTAATTTCCGCGCCCGATGCGACACCAGTACGCCCGTTGATATTGCCCACCATCTCTGCCTGACCGGGAACTTCGCCCGCGATGAACATCGTTCCCATGTCGGGGAAACCGCCGTGGGCTTTGGCTTCAACCGTCACCTTTGCGCTATTCCAGTTGCCTTGCTGACCGGGGGTCATTGTGACCTTTGTGTTGTTCAGCTGCTTGATTTCGCTCAAGTAGTTCTCTCGGAAGGACTTGCCGATCTCCTTGCCATATTTGGCAAACACGCCCCATATCTTTTTCAGAGACGCTACTGTTTTTTCAGCAATCGTGCCGAACCCCCCGAATATAGTCTTGAGGTTGTTTTTTGAGGCGGCTGCATTATCCTTGACGATCTTCTTGGTTTTGTCCGAAGTCTCCGTTACTTTCTTCGTACACTTTCCGTACTGATCGACATACAATTTGGTGACCTTCTTCGCTTCGCTTGTAGCCGTGTCGGTCTCCGCTTTGATGTTCTTCACCGCCGATCCGAACAGATTGCTATGCCACTTCGTGGTGGTGCGACCAACCTTCTTGATCTCTGCCGTAGCATCTCCGAACTCGCTCAAGAAGTACTCCGAAGTGTTTTCTGCACCTTTCTTCGCATTGCCGAAAAGCCCATTGAATTTAGTATTGACTCCGCTTATTCCACCGTTTGTGGCGGTGAAAGAATTACCGAACTCGTCCTTAAAGGTCTCTGCCGATTCTTCAGACCCCGCATCCGTCTTTTGGAAGAGGTTGTGCCACGCCTTTCCTATTTTTTTGGTCGCAGTTGTAACGGCGTTTGTCGTGGATGTGGTTCTTGTCTTCCTCGCTTGGTCTACTGTTTTGCCCGCCTTGATGTCCTCCAACGCCCACTCCATTGTGGTGTCGGTGACTTTCCCGTAGGCATCTTTTGCGTACTTATAAAGCTTCTCATAGGAAGTTCCGGCTGCGACCGCCATCGTTGCCCAATACTTCGAGCCTTTCTTCAGTTCAGAATTGCCAGTCTTGACTTCGGTGTATGTGCCATTTATCTTCCCCTCAAGTGTGTCGAGCTTGTTGTAGAAGTCAGTCCACTTCTTGTTCACCTCTTCATCGTTCGGGTGAATAAGCTTATCGACAAACTCAATGACTTGCGCGAGAGACCGCACTATACCAAGCAACGGTGTCACAATCGCAGTTTTGATTATCTGTCCAAGACCGCCGAAAATGTCTCCCTCAAGCATATCCTTGACTCCGACAAGGATTCCATTGATAAGACCGAGAATATAGTGGATAAGCCAGAGCCCACTTCCGCTCTCGCCCTTAATGCCGATGATGTCTTCAATGTCGCCGATGATGTCCGTGAGGTTTCCCGCGATGTATGAAATGTCTGTCAGAATATTGCCGACATCCGTTGCGAGTGCATCGATAATTCCGTCTTCCGACCACTTGTCAATGCGCTTCGTCAGGTTTTCGATACCGCTTGTGGAGAACTTCTTGATGCCATCGATAAGGGTCGCAAGACCGCTTCCGGCTTTGGTGTTGCCGATCTTATCAAAGATCGTCTTGATGAGTTCCCATGTGGCAGAGTTGGACTCGGAAAACAGACTCTCAAGCGCAGCCAATACACCGCTATCCTCAAGGCTATCCCAAAAGTCCTGAATGTCTTCAAAAATCTTCTTGACCTGATCGGCAAACTTCTTGATCTTCGGGTCGATGTCCACCCAATCCCCGTCAAGCGGAGGAGTCTCCGTAGTTTCGCTCCCCGAAGACTTCGGCGTTTTGATGACGTTCAGTTTGTCGAAGTCCATCAACTGCTCGTTGAGGGCTTTCTGTGCTTTGGCTGCGTTGTCGGTGTCCGTGGAGAACTTGGCTGCGACCTTCTCAACCCTATACCAAGTGCTTTCCCCCGCAAGCGCACGGAAGAACTGCTGAACCTTGTTGATCAGTTCAACAAACGCATCGGCAAGTTGAACGATTACGGGAAGGAGGGACTGCAAGAGGGCTGACACGGCTGCGCCAGTAGCATCTTGGATGTACTGTTTCTCGGTCGCATACATATCCATGACCTTCATGAAGACCTGGTCATGGGCTTCCGACCATTCATACATCCGCTTCACGCCCTCGGTGATCGTGGTGGTGACGGACTTGATGAGCGCACGGATCGCACGATAGATGAGGATTCGCTTCAGGGCAGCGGCGAGTTTTCCGAGACCGCCCGCATGGTGCTTGGACGAGTCTCCGGCTTTCTTGTGCGCCTTTGCGTTCTGATTCGCTTCAGAAGTGTTCTGCTTCTGTGCGGAAGAGTTCTTTCGGAGTGCGCTTGTCTCTCTGTCCACGGACGAACCAGTTTTATTGACGGCATCAGAGAGCCTCTGAAGCCCCGTCTGTGCGCCATCGTCACGATAAGCACCTCTTATCTCAATGTTCTCAACCGTCATTTGCTTGCTCCTTCGTTGCGTTGAACCGAGCCATGTTCCGTTCAAGCAACGCAGCGAATCTATCGTTCTGCGCCTGGATCTCCGCTTGTTTCTCTTCCTCGGTCTTTTCACGCAGAGGCAGAGGCTCTTTCATGTATTCGGGCATATCGTTCTTGTTCTTGGCGAACATACTTCCGATAACAGTTCCGAATGCGGAGAGATTGTAAACGCCCATTCTCCACTCCCATGCGTTTATCATGTCCTGACGGATCTGAAACGCCTTGCGGTAGTAGACTACAAGCATCGGGTCGCCGTCCCAAAACTCGGAAAGGCTCATCCCCATTGCCATGTAGTATGGGCATTGTTCTTCGAATATTTGAGTAGTGGTCGGAGGTTCTGATTCTTCGGTCAGAACTTCACCGACCACTTGCAGTTTTTTGCGTTTTCCTCGTCCTGATAAAGGGACTCAAGACAGACCGCATACAGTTCAGCGAGTCGGTCGAGCATTCCTTCAGGCATTCCTCCGAGTTCATCGTACAGAATATGCTCGGCATCCTCTCTGCTCACGGTGTTGCCGTGGTGCATATAGAACGAGTAGTAGAACAAATCCTCGATGCCGGAAACGGCTTTTTCACCGATTTCCTGAACATTGAAGCCGTTCCGCTCCGCTCTCTTCACGGATGCGCGGTTGAACTCAAGTGTGTAAACCTTGCCAGTTTCCTTGTTCGACAGAACAAGGGGATCGACACCCTTCATAAAAGTCCTTTCTCCCGAAATGCGGTGGGATATCCCACCCACCGCTTCGGGTTAAATGTTTACGTTGAAGCAGTTGACCAACCGTCAATCTGTTCTTTCGTGATGTAAGCCGTGATCTCCTGATTGGCAGCAACTTCCGCACCGCCAAAGCCGAGGGGCTGGGGCATACCCGCAAAACTCCATACTTTGGAATGTCCGGGAAGCTTGATCTCAAACCAAGTGGCTTTGGAAGAAGCCTTGCCCGTTTCCGCAGCGGAGACGAGGGAAGCCCACGCATCCTGGAACGCCTGGGTGAAGTTGGCGGTCACCTGGAACAGAGAAGTGTCTCCCGCAAGACCCGCAATAGAGCGGTGACGGGTGTCAACGAGGTTCGTGACCTCGATCTGTTCGGGTTCGCCGTTGTCTTCGCCGATGGCTTTGAGGTTCGCAATCTCCGTGAAAGCCGAGGTCGGTTTCGTCCCGGCGGTCGCCTCGACCTTGTACTTCATGGTTGTGCCAATCGTACTGTACTCAAGTGCCATATTGGTATCTCCTATAAATTAGGGTGTATTGGGTGTCGGATATGGTGTCACGGGGAAGGTGTCTCCGTCTCCGATTAGCCTTGTCCAACGACCCACAAGTCTGTAAATGGTCGGGTCTGCGTTATCAACTGGGTAGCAGAAGGTCTGTGTAAAGCCGAGGTGAGCAAACGCATCGTCAATGTCGTTCATGATGTCGTGCGCCTCGTCCACCGCCCCGACCGTGAGGTTCGAGAACACTTGGGCTTCCCAAGTCACGAACTTCATGCGGTCGGTTCTCGTCAGGTTGATTGCGCCCCTATCGCTTTTGTCAATCTCCGACAGATAGGCTGCCGGAAATGACGGAGGGACGATCTCATACCTTGAGGCGAGGTAGACGGGTCTGCTTGTGGTGTTGACCGCCGTGTCTATGAAATTGAAGATGTAGTGGTTGGAAATCATAGACCGGTAACCTCGTCACGCATCCACTCTCCGCTCTCAATGTTCCGTTTCAGTTCCTGACCCGCAATGAACATTCCCCTTGTCGGGTATATACTGTCATATGTGACCCCGTGATATGTCCAACTGCCATGTTTGAAGAACTCTTGGGCATCATGGATTGACCACGAAGCGGGGACAACGGGGAACGGCATCTCTTTTGCGTATTCCGCACCGACATCCGTAGCCCAACCCGCGCCGAACTCAAGGAACACAACCCCACTTCCAGTCGCAACAAGCGAATAGTCCGCTTGCCCGTTCTTGAATGTGAGGACGGATAGACCACGGAGGTTGGACGGGTTGTCCGTCCCGTAATAGAATGCCCTCGCCGTTGATGTGGATTGTAGGAAAACCTTTTCCATAGCCTTGTCAACAACGACCGGGAGCTTGTGGTTCATCTGTTCCATCCGTTGCTGAATTCTTTTTATGTCGGGGCAGACAACTGAAATCATAGTCGGTCAACTCGTCTGTGGATTCGTCACATCGACCTTCTGAATGGCAATCGTGATGCTATTCAGGCTCTTTGCTACCCTGACCACACGATAATCGTAGGGGTCGGGCGTGTCTTTGCTCGGATCGGCATCCACCCAAAGGCGGGTGGTCTCCTCGATAGGACAAGTCATATCGTGCGTGACGATAGTGCGGTCATAGTCCTCATTCACACCGAACCCTTCCGTGATGGCAGAGCCTTTCGATGCGGAGACATTGACTTTTATCTCTACTGGCGTGGCGTATGTCTTGGTCTTCTCCCCGGTCTTGTAGCCGTTGGAGTCCGTAACATCCGTCACGCCCGTGTAGAGCGCATACCATACACTTTGCTTGTTTCTGTCAAGAGTGAGCATTAGTACGCCTTTACCCTCGGAGTGACCTTGCGGAGGATGTCGGCATCATCGGGTGATGCCCATGTGCGGTTGATGCCGTTCTCGTTGTGCGTGACCTCTCCGTTCGCACCCATTCTCGCAAAGTACCTCGCAGCCAATTCGCATTGGATGCCGTTGTACTTGGAGGGGATGGCAAGCGGTTCGGGATCGTCAACGAGCGGATACATCACGGCGAGGATAGCATCGGAAGCCTGGTCGAGCAGAGCCGACACAACGGCGGTGGTCGCAGTTGCATCGTTGCCTACAAGGCTCTTCACCCTTGCTATCTTGTCGGAATCACTCATAAATGCCATTTTTAGCCTCTCACTTCTTCGAAGCGGTCTTCTTTGCGGTGGTCTTCTTCGGGGCTTCTACGGGGGCTTCCGGCTTCTCCACGGGCGCATCTGCGGTCTCGCCGTAGATGTAGCCCGTGATGTTGCCGTTCGCATCCCTGACTTCTGTTCCGTTGTGGATCATTGCAAACCCTTTCTGTGGTTGTTAAGCGGGTTCGGATGCGCCGTACAGTTTAGTGAAGGTCGTGGCGTTCGATGCGGTCGCACCGATAGCAAGCCACACCTCGCCTGTCTTGATCGTTTCGCCCGTGTCGCCCTCAAGGTTGGCAGCGGTGAACGCATAACTGTCGCCGTTGCCGACGATGAACATCGGCTGACCATCACCGAGACCAAGTGTGAGGGTGAGGGAGGAAGCTCCCGCAGAGCAAGCAAGGAACAAGTCCTTCTGCTCTTCGGTCAGTTCCGCATCTTCCTCAAACGCAAGGTTCGTCAGGAACTCGCTTGTGTCGTAGCCGTTGGAGTATTTCCATTGCATAGCCATTGGAAGTACCTCCTATCAGTTACGAAATAGCCGTGGTGTCGCGATGGACATAGATGCCCTTGTCCTTGTTGTCGAGGACGAACACATCGTAGTAGAGTCTCCAGTCAAGCAGATACTGGTCGGAGAACTGGTTCACATCGGGCGTGAAAATCTTCGGCATATTGTGCTTGACGGCTTTCTTCACGGCAGACGGATGGACGATCATGAAGTTGATCTTGTAACCGCCGTTGGTCGGGGTGTAACCGAACGAGCCGCTGCCCGTGTTCAGGGTGATAGCGGACACGAAACGAGCCGGAGGAACGACAACGACCTTCATGTCATCGTACTTCTCGACCGCCTTGACGGCTTCGCGCTCGTTGGCGAGATAACGGGTGATCTTCGCTTTCAGACCCGCATAGGCTTTGGGGCTGACATAGAGGATACGACCCTCTCTCGGAACTTCGTTCTCATCGAGAACCTGAGTACCCGCATCGATGAGGTCGGAAACAACAGTCGTGCCGACAGTAATCGCAGCGGAGACAACGGTGTTGCCAGTCTCGGAGTAGAGCTTGGAGAAGGTGTAGGCATCGATTTCGGGAATGACCTGGGTGCGCTCGAACTCGGCAGCCAGTTTGCCAAATGCCTGATGAAGTACTTCCTCATCATCGAATCTGTCCACCCCTAAACTCGTTCCTCTATCTTTGGAAAGAGTCAGGGTTTCCCAAGAGCCGTTCACAGAACCCTTCGGATAGCCCGTGTCGCGGGAGTAGTTGCCGAGTCCGTCCATAGACAGCTTGAAGACATCAGCCTTGTTCGCGCCGATGAAATTGATCTCGGAGTTCGCAAAGTCAAGGTCGATGGTCTTGGATTCGTTCTTGTAGACGAGGTCGGTTACGGCAAGAAACTTCTCTGCAAGTGCAATAGAGTTAGCCATGATTTATAAAATCTCCTATTTGATAAGTCCCGCCCCGATGAGCATTTGGTCGAGGAGTTTATCTTCCTCGCTCTTGCCGAGGTCTTTGGGGGTCGGGGGTGTTCCGTTTGTAGGCTTGGGCTGATTGTTGAGTGCCTCGGCTTTCAGCCTTGCCATCGTGTCGGCATTGGAAGCCTTGAGGTTGTCGAAGTATTCGTCTGCGACACCTTCCGGCAGAAGGGATGCCATCTTGTCCGCATACTCTTTGCTGAAGCCCGCTCCCTGATACTTATCAGAGTAGGTTCTGATGCGGTCTCGTTCGATGTACTGCTTGAGCAGTTCATCCTTTCTCGCTTGCTCTTCCTCTGCCTCTCTCTTCGCCAGTTCTTCCTTTGAAAGAACTTCGGAGAGCTGTTTTTTGAACTTTGAGACATCTGCGGAAGCCTTTGTGTTCGAAGCGCGAAGCCTGTCATTCTCGGCTTTCGTCTGTTCGTAGAGTGCCTTGTAGTCGATTTCCTCTCTCACCTCTGCCGTGATAGTTCTGTCGGTTGCTACAGTCAGGTCGGCTGCGTTGATGGTGTGGTCGGTCGCCGTACTGGTGGCTTCTACGGTTCTTCCAGTTTCTTCCATATTGTCCTTTCTGCGATTAGGGTCTTCTCTGACCATAGGCTTGCGATTTCCGTCTTCTCTGACGATCTATTGCGATTAAGGTCTTCTCTGACCGTAATTTCCGATTTCATTCGGCATATTTCCACAAATACCCGTAGGCGTGGCGGTACTTGCCGTGAATACATTTGTGTACATTACTTGCCGGATACCCATTCCTGGTTGCTTCGGCAAGGCTCGGAAACTCTCTCACAAAAACTCCATCCATTGTGTATTGTGCGATTTTCCGACTTCCAACTCCGTTCTTCCTCTTCTCCGACCTTCTTTGAATTGCAGTCCCATATCTTGTGTTGCCAATGTGGGTTGCCCATTCAAGGTTGTCTACTCGGTTGTTCTGCTTGTCCTCGTCCAAGTGGTTGACTTCAGGCAGATTGTCTGGGTTCGGAATGAATGCCTCCGCAACGAGCCTATGTACGGCAAATGTCTTGAAGCCTCTTGTCTTATGCCCACCTTTTCCGTAGAGCATCACTCCGAGGTATCCGTGTTGCCGATGTGTTGGCTTCAGCACCTTGCCTTTGTATGGGCAAGTGTATGTAAGCCCGCTTCTTGTGACGGTTTCGGTTCTCGGAAGGCTTCTGACATTTCCGAGGTCGCTGACCTCATAAAATCCTTCGTACCCTTTGATAGGTTTCCAATGTTCTTTCATGTTTCGCTCCTTTAATCTCTTAAAGGGGCGGCGGGAGCGCACCCCGCTCATGCGTTTCCCCTATTTTGTTAGGAAAATGTTAAATAGCATCGGCAGTTTATCGAGTTCTGCGGAAGGGTGAAGTCGCCGGGGAACTCCGCTCCGTCACCATCGAAGGTGTAGAACATTGCATCGATGGGGACTTCCATGCCGTCAAGATATTGATGAGTGTCCCTGACTCTGTCATCCCCGATGGTGTTCCAGGTCTTCATCGAGTAGCCCTTCCGCTTCGCAAAGTGGTGCATGGATTCGTTGAACACCCTCTGCGTTTCCGTGTGGAGGACTGTGAGAAGCCCGTAGATTTCACCGCCAGTCGCCCACCGCTTGACTCTCTGCTCGAAGTCCTCTCCGGCAATCCTCCGATAGATCGTGTCCTTCATTTCCCTCGCATCGATCCGCATTGACTCGTCAATGTTGTCGCGACCCATCACATAGCAATAGATGAGGTAGTCGAGGATGATGTCGGCGCACTCTTCAGGATCGACAGAGCCGTCAGCATTCTTGGGAAGCTCAACAATCTGCTCTTCTATGTTGTTGATCTCATCCCACGGGAAAAGCATCTGTTACTCCTTCTCGGCGTTCTCCGCTTCGGAAGCCTCCTCCCCACTCGATCCAGTAGAGAGGTTGTTGTCCCTTGCCTTGTCAAGCTCAAGGGGTTCGCCCGAAGACTCGTCTGCGCCCATCGTATCCGGCTTGTCGGCGGTCGGTGCATCGGGGTCACCCCATTTCATCTTCAGCCACTTCTCCGACATCTTCACATCGGCGTTCGGATCGTTGGATACGCCCGATTTACCGAATGCAAGGGTCGGTTCTACGCCCGAATTCAGGAGCAGATTGAGGGCTTGGGCTTTCTCATACATTCCGCTCGTCTCGTTCCGTACAAAATTGAGTTCGAAGTCGGACACTTTGAGTCCCTTGAGCAACTGTTTGTCTTCAAGAATCTTCAGGAAGATTTTGTCGAAGTAGGCGTTGCTCTCACGGAACAAGTCTTCGGTGTTCCTCGCGCAGACCTGGGCGTTGGCAAAGCCGTCACGCAGATACACCGCAGAGGCGGTATCGGAGGTAGACCGCTCTCCTTTCGTGGTGTCGGGCATGGAACACACCCGAAGCACCTGACGATATGTCCAGTCCACAAGGGTCTGTGTCTGTGTCTGATTCAGTTCCTCGGAGAGGAGCTTGACATCCGCTTGCGACCCGTCTCCCATCCTCGGCAGTACAAGGATTCCCTTGTGCCTCATCGAGTCGGCGGTTTCTCCTTCGGGAAGGTCGCATCCGTAGATGACCATGAGGCTCTGAATGAACTGACCCACGCCGTCAAGCCGATCCGAGGCAAGTTCGTTGAGGCTATCCAGGAGGGGCAAGGCTTGCTCAAAAGCCCCCATGTCAAGGGAGTTGTAGCGGTACTCGATGATGGGGATGTCGCCGAGGGCGTTGTCCTCCACGCCGATGACCGCTTCAGCCGTTGCGATCTGCTCTTCCCTCATCCGTCCGTCAATCACCTTGCGGACAGTTGCGGGAGTGCCGATGATGCGGAAGCACTTCTCACGGGTGTAGGCATCGATGTAGAGCTTGTCGCCCGCCATCACGATGTTCACGCCGAGCATCGGGTTGTTTCCGGGACGGAGGGAGTAGACAACGAAAGCGGAAATGGGGTTCAGCGCATAGCACCTGACGGGGATCTCCTTGTCATCGTTCGGCTCGATGTACAGAACGCCGAGACCGACAGTATGGAAGGAATCGACCACCTTGTTGTCCGCAATCTGCTTGCCCGACCGATACAGATACTCGTTGAGCTTGTTGACCTTACTCTGCGCTTTTGGAGTCCGAGAGGTATAGAACGCGCTCTGTTGCAAGAACGCACCATTTTTATAGGTAACGATCTCCTCTGCGTGATTCTCGGTGACACGATTGCAAACGAAGGAGTTGCGTTCCTTTGTCCTCTGTAAAATCGGGGTGATGCCACGCCGATAGTCGAGAAGGTACTTCTCCTCATAGGCATTCCACGCATGAGTCATAAGAGCCTCGTTCACGATCTGAAGGACATTGTCCTCCGTGATGAGGTCTTCCGATGTATAAATGCGCCTACGACCGTGGGTGTAGACCCCGCCGTAGGTCACGACATCCGCTTCGGAGCGGTCGCTGATTCGCTCAATGGAGTTTGGCATTGGATACCTCACGCCCCCGATCACCTACTGCCGGGAAAGAAAGGAGAAGGAAAACCGACAGTAGGCTTGGTCGGAGGTATTTATGAACACGCCTGGAGGAGGTGGTGCATACATTATTCCACCGATGCACATAACACAATATGTAGTAGCCGTTCAAGTCCCGAAACACAAGATGTTGTATCTTTTCCGCAAAAAACACACTAAAAAAGGGCGGTAAAAACCGCCCCTCACTATGGATTTTATCTGAAAACTTTACAGATAACCTCTCCGCGAATACACCTTGATCTTGTTCGGCGCGGAGGTCACCACCGTCATCACCATTGCCAATGAGTCGGGGGCATCATCGTGCTTGTTCTTGCCCTCGATGGTGAAAGCGTACACGTTCTGCATGAAACGGACATACTGCCGATCCCGCTTTGAAGGGTCAAGGAAAATCATCCGCTCCTTGATGTCGGGGGACTTGTCATATATCCTCTGCTGCTTGCCGTTCGCCGATGCCCAATGCTTCGTGGTCTTCACGATATTGAGCCTTAATCCGTCCTCCCGAAGCTTTTTGTCAACTTCGTCCGCATAAGACCCCGTTGTCCGAGTCGCCTCGAAGTAGATGGCTGACACGTTCTCGTCCTTCGCCTTTTGCACGATCATCGGCTCTGTAACACTTTTGTCCGCATTGGAATACACCACGGAACTGACATAGAGGTCGTGGTCGTACTGATGGATCACGGGCGCAGCCACATAGTCACCGCCTCCCCAAGCCGGGTCTACCACCATGAAGATGCGGTCAGGCTCAAGGTCTTCGGGGAACTCGCCGTTGTAGGTACGCATATCGTCAGGAGAAAAGACCGCTCCGTCTCTCTCTATCGGCGCACCCATATACTGCGCCAACCATGAGGCTATGTCATCCGTGCGTTCAAACGAGTCCCTTAAACGATGGTAGGATTCCGTTGTGAAGCCCACATCAAACATATAGTCGAAGTTGCTCTCGTCTCTTCCGTTCAGAGCCGGAACATTCACCACCTTGTACCGCCGATTGGCGAACTTCGGAGAGGTCTCCAAGAGGTCGATGCGCCGTGAGAAACAGTCGTAGATGCTCCAACGAGTACCCACCCACAACATCTTCGCGTGTTCCTTGCATCGGGTGACAAGGTTGTTCGATACCACTTGCCATGCCTTGTCCAGGAGCATCTTGTTCTTCGCTTCCTCGATGCCTGAATGCAAGTCATCCCCGACAACATAGCCGTCACAGTCGAGCATTCCGTTCAAAGCCCCATACAAACTCCGGCACGAAAGCGAGGCATACTTCTTCTTCCGTCCGATGTTCAGGATATGCTCCTTCGCATCGGTACTGGCGACCCTGAACTTCGGGAACACCGACTTCACATCGTATGTAACGGGATCAGCCAGTATCTCAAGCACACCATCATAGAACGCATTTGCCACCGCATCCGCATAGGAACAGTACAAGTTGCTCCGCTCACTATTCCTTCCCATCACCCATATCAGGAAGAACGTACACAACGCCGTCTTGCCCGTTCGGGGAGGCTGACTGATGTACAACTCGTCCAAATAGTCGTACTCCAACAGCTCCATAGCAGACAGAATGGTCATGAGCTGCGCTCTCCGAGGAAGCCAGTACTTCTCTGACGGCTCTCTGTACCATTCCACCGCTACCATGAAATCGTCAAACGAGTCCTTGCCCCCGAAGACATACGACCGATGCAACCTCTCATAGTTCTCAACGGGCGCATCCCCCTTCTCCAACAGAGCCTTGATCGTTTCCCGATACCCCTTCAGCATCTGCCGATACTGCAACACACTATTCTCCAAGATCGGCGTTCCGCTCACGATCCGGCTGATGTTCTCCAAACAGTCCAACGCCTCGTCATACCGCCCCGCTTTCATGAACGAAACACAAGCCTTGCTCAAATCTGCCTGGGTCTTCGGCGTGTCTTTAACTGTCTCCATAGGAAACTCCTCTCACACAAACAAAAACCCCCGAAACGGACTTTACCGCTCCGAGGGGTAACAATATCTCCGAACATCATACCACGCCGATAAACCCTATTGCAATCGGCACACCGATCCGCTCTTTTTTCAAAGGGAAATCTCCGCACTTCCGCACTTTTTCAGGAAGTTATAGGGGGCATTTCCGCACTTTTTCAAGACTTTCGTTCCCTAAACCGCTCGATTTCGATGCCTTTATCTCCCAACACCGCTTCTCTTTCTCCCAAATACTGCATACTTTTGGGGACATTTTAGGCAGATATATGCAAAAACTGCATATTTGACGAGGTTTGGTGTTCCCAAAATCTGCTCCGTGATCGGTAAGCAAGTAAGCAAGTCAGAATATATATAAGCTCCGAAAACGCCTGAAACGGGATGTAATAAGTAAATATGTCCTTTTTGTATGGCGCGAATATATAAGGGGGTTATTGGGGCGGTTAGCCTTAGCTAACATCCCCCTCTTCCCCTTGCCTGGTCTATAAGGTGTAGACCGCGCTATGGTCTACATCGTGTAGACTACTTGTTAACATATAGTCCGATGCCGTGCCATGCCCCGCTCTTCCATGCTCTATGCGTTGACAATGTGTAACATGTGGTGTTGTATCTATTCGTTATACACCAGTTTAACGAATACTTTAGAACCCGATCCACGGCAAGCCGAAGGACACGCCCGAACCCGTGTATTTTTCCTCGGTGTCGGTGTGTCGGGGGGTTAGTTCAATACGCGCAATGCGTGCATATCTATATACTTACTATATTACCTACCCAGTAGGTGGGTTAATGTGATAACGGTTGAATGGTTATTCATATATTCATATCATAGCGGATCGGCAGCGGTGACGGCATGAAAAATTTTATCATTTTTCGCAAAAATATTATAAAAAATGGTTGACAATGTAGACAATTTGAGTATAATTAATAATAGAGATAGCGATATCTCATACAACTAAATAGAGCGGTTCGCCCCGTTCCCCAACGAATCCGAACCGCCCGCCCCAATCTCAAAACCCAATGAAAAAGGAGGCTTTTACAATGTACAACAGCAACGCCGAAAAAGCAAGCGCAACTTTTAACCATACCGGGAAAATGTCCGGCATGGCGAGCCTTTCAACCTCTCCCGTTCTCAATCCTTTATGCCAAAAGCGGGCGAACAATCCCGAACTTATTTGCTCGCATTGCTTTTCCCTTGCTATGCAAAAAAGGTTCGGGAAAGATTCAGGGCTTGCGAAAAAGCTCGAAAGCAATAGCGTTCTTCTTTCCTCTTCCATCCTTGACGACAACCAGTTCCCCGACATTAACGGGGGCGTGATCATTTACAAGTATTTCCGCCTGGAGGCGTTCGGCGATCTTATCAACGCAACCCACGCAATAAACTATTTCCGCTTTTGCGAACTCAACCCCGCAACCCGGTTCACATTGTGGACAAAAAACCCGCACTATATCGCAAGCGCAATCAAAAAAGGCTATAGCAAGCCCGCGAATCTGACAATCATTTACTCGTCCCCTTGCCTTAATCATTGCGTGGGGGAAAACATTTTCAAGGTTTTCCCGTTCATTGATAAGGTTTTCACGGTCTACGACAAAAAGACCGCAAAAGCGGACGGCGTTGAAATAAATTGCGGGGCTCGCAAGTGCGCCACTTGCCTCAATTGCTATAAGGAAAACGATATTAAGTTCGTGAACGAGTTGCTCAAATAAGCCCCAAAACAAGGCTTTTCCCGCAATGGGCGGGCGCAATCCGGCGGGCGGTTCGAATCCGCAAAAGCCTTTAGGGCTTACAAGCCCAAATAAAAAGCCTTCAGGAGGGTTTTAAAATGTCCAAATGGTATGTTATCAACACTATCGGCCTCGTCCTTTTCAGCCTTGCGCTCGTCGCTTGCGTCGTTGTCCTTGTTATGAATGTGACTTGCGGATTCTAACACCGCAAGCCCCGAAAATTGAATAGCCCCGCCCCTGGCGTGATCTTTTGGGCGGTGTTGCGGTTCGATTCCGCAAGCGGGGCATCGGGGCGGGCGGGTAGCCCGTAGCCCGTAGCAATCAAATAAAGCCATTCGGCGACATTCGGCGAAAGCCGGGAAAGGTGGAAATCATGGCGAAATCTATGAAGTTAAAGCCGTCAAAAGTTATGGCGGGCGCAATCGAAAAAGAGGCAAGGAAAGCGGGGCTTTTCGGCGAAATCTCATGCATTGAGAAGTACGATTTCACGCCGGAAAACTATTCGATCTATGTCGGCAATTGTATGTACAACTATGACGATTACGACTACACAAAAGGCACATTTTCGGCAATCGTCATTACATACAAGCCGGAATGCTACGCAATGGAAAAGTATCTTACAAGCCATGACTTGCGGAAAATTTGCGAGCGCAACGGATACACCTATGACGGGCTCATGGCGGGAATCCTGGAAGAGATCGAAATCTGAAAGAGGTGGACAACATGACATTCTATCTCGACGAAATCAATGACTATTTCGGGCGGGCATACTTTTACTGCCCCGAAAAAGAGCTTGAGTTTTCGGTGGACGTGCGGGGCGTATTCGGCGATCCCAATGAAGAGCCGACTTGTGAGCAATTCGAATCTTTTTGCGAAACGTGCGACAACGCATTCGGCGAGGCATTCGGCGAGGGCGTGAACTGGAAATTCTGACATTCGGTAGTCTTCCCCGGTGGGCGGTATCGCATTCGGCGGTATTCGGCAAGGTTCAACTCCTTGCAAGGCTTGACCCCATTCGGGGGAAATAAAACGCATGGAGGCGCGAAAATGAGAAACATTCAGGTCTATGATGACACGGCGAAAGCATTAGAGCGGATCGCGGAGCAAAAGGCAATGACCGTTGCCGACCTTATCGATGAGGTCACGGAGCAAGTATTCGGCGCGGATTATAGGCGGGAAACCATGAAGCCGACCAAGCCGGAGGTCTTCTATACGGGCGGGGGCATTTGGCTTTCGGCAATGTACGGAGAAAGTGGCAAGCACTATTTCGTGGTGGACAATGAAGACCCCAATTGCCTTACTTGCTATGACTCATTCGGCGAGGACGATGACACGGAGTTCCCTTGTCAGAATATGGTGTGGTCTTGCGAGTCCAGAGAATTGAGCAAGTATCAGCGGAGCATTTGGAAGAAGCTGAAAAGCGCACTTGAGAAGGAGGCACACTAATGAGCAAAGAGGTTCGCAAGTTCCTGGAGAACGCATTGGGAGCATTGGAAACGGCATATTTTGCCAACGACACGGAATCGGACGAGTACGATGAGGATACCGATTGTCGGACGATGGAAGCCATTCAGGCGGTTTCGATGGCACTCACGGGGCGTGAGCATGATCTATTCGGCAAGTATTCTTTCCGCTATGAGGAAGAGGGCGACGGAATCCCGGCACACTTTGAGGTTGTAAAAGAGGTCGATTGGTTTGTCGATGGGCGTATTTTCAGAGCGGACTTCTTCTACCTGACCAATGAGCTTTTAAAGCGCAAAGATGGACTTTGTGGTCTAGGGTACGAGTGGTCACTATTTTCTGAAAAAGCAAACCGCTTTCCGAGCAAATTGGCTGCGAGGATCGCACTTCAGAACACACTTGCGGAGGAGGAAATCAAATGAGCATCTACACAGACATTCTCAATGCTGACGGCGGTGTGTTCATCAGCGGAGCAACGGGATCGGGCAAGAGTACGGTCATTTCTGCCCTCTTGCATCAGGTGGTCACTCGGTATTCGGCGGGAGAACCGACCGAGATCGGCAAGCCGGACGAGGCGATTCTCTTCCTTGCCGACCCGAAGAAGGTGGAGCTTGCGAGGTGGCGTTTTCTGCCCATCGTCAAGGGCTACGCACAATCGGACGAGCAGTTCAAGCATCCCGACATTCTGCGCCTCTTGGATCGGGTCATCAATCTCATGGCATGGCGGTATGAGGTCATGCAGAGGATGGGATGGCGCAAGTGGCAAGGCTCTCGGGTGTTCGTGGTCATTGACGAGATCGCCGACATGATCCTTGTCAAGGAGGAGAAGAAGCCCTTCCAGGAACGGCTCACAAGGCTCTTGAACCTCTGTAGGGCAGCGGGCATCACAGTCATCATTGCCACGCAGAACCCTTCCCGCGAGACGGTCAGCGGAGCAATTCAGATAAACACCACTTGCAAGTTATGTTTGCATACGATGAACCGCATTGAATCGCAGATGGTTCTCGGTATGCCGGGAGCGGAAAAGTTGCCGAGGTACGGCAAGGGCTACTTGCTCATGGACGGCGAGGTGAAGTTAGTGGATGTCCCCTATGTGCCTGACGAGCAGATTGACAGAGTGATCTACGGCATCATTCGGGCGAAGGTGAGTAAACAGTTATTCGGCGCGAGTTATTGAGAGGAGGAAACGGAAATGAAACTTTATGAGCTTATGAACAACACCATTATTCAGGGAAATGTCCGGCTTTCTGTTTGGGATGCGGACGAAGAAACAACAGTCAAGTATTTCGATTGTGTGGACGATTTAGGTCTTGAAAAGTGGGTGCATGAGTTTGAAGACTTGGAGATCCACTATGTGTTCGCCTCACCAGTTGACGGTTTTCTGCACATTGAGTTATACTCTGACGAGGAGGCGTGAGCATGGGTACATTGGGAGAGCGGATCAGAGAAGCCCGGAAGGGCAAGGGATGGTCAATGCAAGTTCTTGCGGACAATCTCGGAGCATCGAAGAGTGTGATATCCCTCTACGAATCGGACAAGCGGAGACCGATGGAGGCGGTGCTGATGAGCATTGCATCGGTCACGGGCGTGAACTTCCGTTGGCTGAATAGCGGGCAAGGGGATATGTATGGAGAGGCTGAAGACATTCGGCGGGTCGAGGAGGATTTCATCCTTGCCAAGCTTTCGGTAAAGGATCGGGAGTGCCTTGCAAGATACTTGAGGTTGGATGCACCCGACCGAAGGAATATCCGAACCAGGTTGAATGTTTGGATTGACAAAATCGAAGCACGATACGCAGAGGAGGAACAAGAGGAGGGGAACTGAAACCCCTCCTCTATTTTACCCATATCCATCCTAACGCATCAGAATGCCCCTTAAACGGATTTTCTGCATTCGGCAGTATATTTTACTGGTCTGAATGGAAAATCGATTTAAAGGGCATTTTCGTGCGTTACAGAGGGTGTAAGATATTCCCCCAATTTTATCTTACGGCAAAAATCTCGCAGCGTCAATAAGCTTCTGCGGATCATCCGGCTCTCTTCTGACTGTCACCTCGATGTCCTGACGAGAGGTGTTGGAGAGGTAGCCGTGGTTGTTCTGCATATCGTTGAGATAGATCAGCGGGGGCAAGTTCCCTCCGAGTGCCAACTGTTTCTTGACCGAGGCAATGTCATTAAAGCAAGTCTCCATGATGGGGGCAAACTCTCTGTTCACTTCTCCCCTCTTCCAGTTCATGAGAGTGGATCGGGCGACACGGAGGAAGGATGCCAACCCCTCGACATCGGGGTAAATCTTTCTGCCGTCCTGGTTCACCCGATAGATGAAATCCCAATAGGCATCGATAGCCCCTTGCAGTTCCGCTCCGCTTGCGAATGACGGAAGGGAATACGGACGGCGACCGCCTCCCGTTGACACCGCCCTTATCTGTCCGAGGGCATCGGCTATGTCATTCTCTCCTACTGGCGAGTATTCAGCCGGGACTCTGTACTTCTGAAACGCCATCACCCTCGCCTCGTCAGGTCTTTCGGCGAGAGCAAGTTTCTCCTTGTAGTATGCGGTCGCTTCCTCTGTCGGGATCAGAACCTTTTCGGAGGAGGGCGCACCGACACCCTCCCCCTTGCTCTGCTTCACATATTCGGTCTTCTTTCCCATCTCCGCACCTTACGCAAACGGGAAGTCGTTGCCATCCGCATACTTGTCGAACAGACCGCCCTCGGCTTTCGGCTCGGTGTTTACGAACATCTCGAAATCGTCAGCCGTCTTCTTCCGCTCTTCCACGAAGACATCCCTCGGCTCACATTCAGCGGTGATCTTGAACTCGGTGTACATTTTTCCGCTCGGAGCTTTCCTCGGAGAGCAATTCGCATCGATGATTTTCGTGACCTTCACGGACTGGGCATTGATGCATTCGGTCGCATTGTAGACGAACATCTTGACCGAGGAGAAACCCCTCTCCGCTTTCTTGATGACCATGATATAGGGCATATCCTTGTCCTTGCTCTTGCCCTTGTAGACATTCTCGCCGGAAAGCGAGAACTCGTCCCCGACCCTGATGATTGCGCTTGTGTCGCTTGCCATTAGTTAGCCTCCTTAATGAAATCGTAAATGTCTGTCTGCCACTTCAGGGCTTTCTCTTTTGCATTCATTCTCTGCTTGAATGCCTTGTACTTTTGCGTGTATTCGTAACTGTCTTTGAAAATGGTTCTGCAAGCCTTTATGAGATTCGGCTCATAGACTTCACATAGGCGTTGCTCTTCCGACCACTTGCTATTGAACGGGCATCCGACACATCC